GTGCAATAGAGCATTGCGCCTCTTTAGCTAAGATCTGTGGCGATATGAACGCAAAATTCTATAATGCTGGGTCATCATGCCGTAAAGGTTACTGGTCCTCGGTTGGAATGTCCAAGTTCTACCGGGGTTGGCATAGGTGGTCAATGCGGCTTCAGCGTGACGGTTTTTCTAAAGGCGTTGCGTATGATATCAGTCAATATGATTCATCACTTTTTCAGCGTGCATTTATGGAAATTTTGAGATTCAGATGTACATGCTTATCTAACCGAAGTTCAAAAAGGAGACTAGTAACGTTATACCGTGAGATTATATTCTCGATCATGGTGTTAGTTAACGGTTTATTGGTTCAGAAAAGTACAGGTAATCCCAGTGGTTCAGAAAACACTGTGGTAGATAATACTTTATTCCTGTATTTCTTACTAAGCTATTGTTTCGCATTGCAGTTTGCCGTGAAGTTTGGGCATCTTCCGACGTATGAGTGCTTTACTCAATATATCGAAGCCGCGTTGTATGGAGATGACAATACGTTTCTCGGGTCAGACGAGCTATGGTCATGGTTTAGTACCTCAACTTTGGAAAGAGACGCTGCCACATTGGGTTTCAAAATGACCAATGAAGCTGGTGTTGATGGTCCAACTAGTTTCGACAAACTTTCTTTTCTTTCACATCGTACTCGTTATGAACCTTCACTATCTTTATACGTTCCGGTGCCTAGGTATGGTAAAATATTATCCTCATTATTATATGGGTCAAAAATTAATGATGTGCGTTGGTCACTTATGCGTGCCAACATGCTGTTAATTGAGGGTTATTTCCATCCTAAGCTAAGAATATTGCTAAAACATTATATTGAATGGTTATTCGTTCATTATAAGATGGAAGATGGTGAGGTGGCGCGTGGTATAACTTATGAGCAGATCCGTGGTATGGTTTATACTGATGATGAGATTGTGCGTCTGTATAGTGGAGACGCTGAGATGGTCCAAATCTCTAAATTCAGTCGCGACGATGGACCTGAATTTAAATTTCGTTATTATCAGGAATGCCTACAGAAGCTCAGAAGTTACGAAGACAAAGAAAGAATGCACGTCGAAAGCTCAAGCGTGCAGAGGCGAAGGCTGTAGTTAAAACGC